GAGTGGTTGCTTCCTGAGTGTGGAGTGAAGGAAGAACTGGACAAGGAAACGCTTGCACTCCTCCGTTCCTTCTGATAGGATACGCAAGTCTGACGGGGTGAAGACTCTAAACTCCTCCCTACCGCGACCGACGACGATCCCGACAGGGAACAAGTCACGCATAATGCAAAAACATCGCAACCAACAACAAAATGAAAAACCCTATGAATAGTTTGACCTTTGAACAAAAGGTTGAACTAATTGAAAGTGCAAATTCTCAACCAAAAGGTAAAGGACTTAAATCTTATACCTTCAAAGAGATTTCTTGTATAGACGTTTTGCAACGTACTGGAAATGAACTAACGAACAAAGTTCGTTCTAAAGGAATTGACCGAGATAAAGTTGCCGCATTTGTTGACCGTATCGAGAATGGTTCATACAAATTCATTTATGAGCAACCCACTGTAAAAGATCTGGGTAATGGTCTATATGAACTATTGACTGGAGAACACCGTCTTCAAGCACATTTCTCTGCTGGATGTGAAACCATCTTTGTTGCAGTTGTTGAGTTTGAGTCGGAAGAAGATGAGATGATCTTCCAATCAAATGAAAACAATGAAGATGATGAGTATGTGAAATCACCTCGTACTCAAGATGATGTTATTCTCACTTTATCTCAGATGGTTGATAAAGGTATGATTGACATTGATGATGATAAATCTATCAACTCACGTCTAACTCTTCTTCAACAGAAGACCAATGAGTTTCCTCTTCTGCGTCAACGACTCCGTGAAAAACACGGTAAAATCACACCAGTCAAGTCTTATGAAGATAAAGACCGCAGAAAGTGGTGTGAAGATAACAAACCTCACATCAAATTCTCTTCCCGTTCTCAGATTGTTCCTTTGAATGGTATAGCATACCAGTCTAAAACTTTCAAGGGTGGAAAGGGTAAAGGTGGACTGAGAGATCTTGACTACGATCCTCGTTGTTTCTTTGATTCATGTTCACTTTTGCTCAATGAGAATGTGAATGAGGTCCACAATATTTGTTCCGTAAACAAGTCTACTTCGGACAAGATTGACGGGATGCGTATCTTCAAGAAGTATCAGATGATGAAGGAACAACTTAATTTGTGCATCGATATTGTTGATGCTTACCGTCTTTTCCAAAAAGGAGAAAAAGGTGGTATTGATCCCATCAATAATGTGAAGTTTCACTTTGTTCCCCAGATCTCTGGAATCGACAACATGGAGGAGTTCGCATGAGTAATCGATGGGAAGAATTTGCGTTGATTGCATTTCACGCGATGAAAGGTGTCTTACCTTTCTGGACTAATGCAAACTCCAATCGTCAACGCTCAATGACACGAATCCTGTATGATCAGGTATTCTGTGCAGGTGAACCTAACAAAACTGGGTTCATCAGTGTCAAGGCAATGCAAGCAAAACGTAAGGGTGATAAGACAACAAAAGATCATTGTTTGTCTCCTCAATTTGTTGCACGGATGGTCTACGACAATCCAAATGTTTGGTTGACTGACTTCGATAAGTTCAAGACTCTCTTCCTTAAGTGTTGTCAGACTATTGAAGTTACTTCTAAAGAGAACAACGATCTGAGTAAACTCACTGAAAATAAGGATGGACAATTCTACATCCATGTTGCTACACACCAGAAGTATGATCACCTTGGGATTGTACTCTTTCACCAGGAGAAAGGTGTGGTCCGTGATGTCTTTGAAGATCTAGTTCCTGAAGAACTTATCAACTATGAGTCTTCCTACTTGGTCTGATAAGTAGGTCTGATCAATCAATCTCTCCGAATCCCTTGCCGTACTGCGGTGAGGGATTTATATTGTATTCATACAAACGAACGCGATCAATGCAACTCCGTCCCCATCAAGTTCGTATTCTTGAGAGGATGCAAACCTATACCAAAGGACAAATTATTGTTCCTACTGGTGGTGGCAAAACGATGTGCATGATTCAAGATACTGCACACGTTCAACAGTCTAAGTGTGGTCACACCACTGTTGTTGTTGCTCCTCGTATTCTCCTTGCAGAACAACTTTGTAGTGAGTTTCTGGAGGTTATCACCTCTACATATACGCATGTGATGCACGTTCACAGTGGTGAAACTCATCACTTCTCTACCACTAACTCCGAGAAGATTCACGTCTTTGCTAACACTGCACGGAGTATGGGTGAAGATTGCATCATCTTTACCACTTATCATTCTCTCCATCGTGTTGTTGATGCAGACATCGAAGTAAACACCATTTACTTTGACGAAGCACACAACTCTGTGCAACGTAACTTTTTCCCTGCTACTGAGTTTTTCTCTCACGATGCTGATCGTTGCTACTTTTTTACTGCTACTCCTAAGCATTCTCTTACAATCACCAAACCAGGAATGAATGATACCGCAATTTATGGTCAAGTTCTGGTCAATGTTCCTGCACCTGAGTTGGTTGAAGGTGGTTATATTCTTCCTCCTAAAGTTGTAGTCAAACAACTGGACATGGTGCAAGATAAGATGAAAATCTGGTCCCGTGACTGTGACTTTCTGATGCAGACTATTGATGATCAGGAGACTGAGAAAGTTCTGGTCTGTGCTCGCACTACCAAACAAATCATTGGTCTTATTAGTGAGAGTGATTTCGCACTTGAGTGTGCCAAACGTGGCATGTCTTGGATGACAATCACCAGTAAGACTGGTGCTATCATCGACGGTCAGAAAGTGAACCGTGAAGTATTCTTCGATACTCTGAACGCATGGGGGAAAGATCCTAACAAAAAGTTTGTGGTTCTGCATCACTCTATTTTGTCTGAAGGTATCAACGTCAACGGTTTGGAAAGTGTTGTTTTCCTCCGCAACATGGACTACATTGGCATCAGCCAATCTATCGGTCGTGTAATCCGTCTGGGTGACACTTCTAAGACCTTTGGATTGGTCTGCGTCCCTGTTTATGACTCTGTGGGTATCACCACCTCCAGAAAGGTTCAGGCGGTCGTTGATACCGTCTTTGAACAAGGTCAACCTGCAATCTCTGAAATCCGTCGCTGATCATGACTAAACAACAAAAAGACTGGAACGTCTACTGCGAGAAGACTTTCAACAATCTTCGTTCAAATGCTCACAACTGGAACAAAACTGATGAATGGTGTCGTGCAATCACTCGCGATTTTTATCTGGGAGTATTTGATTCTGGTAATCCAAATTCTAGTGGATTGATCAGTGAAAGTGCCTTTGTAAATAAGATCAACGGAGTCAAGACTGTCCACGATCATTGTTACTCTCCTCAATTTATTGGTCGCATGATCATGGACAATCAGGACATGTATCTGAACGATCTGGAGACTTTTAGGAAGATCTTTTTCTACTCTTGTCGCACTATTATTGTGACGCAAAAAGAGAATGAAGAACTCTCATATCTCACTACTAATGATGATGAAGGGTTCCGAGTATTTGCACCTACACATCTCAAGTACAAACACTTGGGGATCAATTTGTATCAACGTCCGAAGGGCAGAACTCAGTGGAAGTATGCACGACCAGTGCAAAGTAACATTCTAGAAGTTATCCCAGAACACAAACAATATGAGAAACAGTTTCTAGTAGTGGAAAAAAATGATCTGGAGATTCCTACACCTCCACCACTTAAAAAGTCTCAACTTACTCGCACATGAAGGATAGGTATTACAACCACAACTCCAGTATGCTACATCCTAAACCTGTGAGAGATTATATCTCTCCAGATGGGATGTGGTGTGTACTTCCATGCGGTAAAAAGTGGATGATAATTCACAATGGAAAACAACTGGAACTAGCAACATCATTTGATATTGCTATGCGTAAGTTAGATAAAATGAAAAAGTCGCAGTCTAAACCGCAGAGACGACCTAGGACACCTGCCAAACCAAAATCAACAAAAAAACAAGATGAACATTTATTGCACCCCAGTGGTGGCAAGGGATCTGAGAGAGTTAAAACCACGGTGAGACAGACTACCAGGAATCTGCCTAAATCAAAGGGAGTGACAATCACCAAACCGTCCCGATCTACGGGGAATCCGTTGCTCGATGCTCTACAATAACTTCAGTCGCAAATGAGTGTACCAGACAAACTAATTCAACTCGGTTTTGCTTACAATGCAGTAGGTAATCTCCGTGGTCGGAAACAACTCCGACAGAATCCTGTACCCGATAAAACATTCTTCAAACGTGTAGATGATACACAGTTGGAAATGTATTCTCGCGGTGCTGATGACACACAATGGGAACATGTTGTTCTCAATGTAGACACCCAAGAAATCGTGGTGTCTGAAATTGTAAACTACGAAACTATTCTCGACCTTTCATGACTACCAAGACCAAACGAGTTTGTGTTACTCCTCTGTCCCGTAAAGCGAAGAATCGCTTTGCTAATGAGATGGATTTGTTTCACACTTGTGTTGTAGAAACTGTTCGTGAACATGAGGGTCAACAATGGTTGTACCTTCAGTCGCTCAATAAGTCCTACTATTTTTGGGTTCCTGCTAAAGGTAACACTGATTGGAAAGTGGAGCGATGATTGATGGATTTATTCACGAACCACCAACAAACGAACATTTCTACGAGGAAGTTTGCTTTAAGACTAATGTTATTGCAATCTTTCTTGTATATCGTCCTGGGTATCAGTTCAATGATCATCATCCACATCGTACTATCTGGGGATTCTACAACACCAAAAAACACCAATACCACGCTCCTATCAACTCCAAAAGAGTTGGTGACATTGTAGACATCAAAGATACAACTCCATTCAGTGCAATGCAGTTGAAATTTGATCATCTAAATCCACTTGAATTGGCATTTGCGTTATGAGTAACAAGGTTGAAGATCTTGAACAAAGAGTTGAAGAACTCTATGACATGATTTTTCATTTGATGGAATATGTTGACTTCCATGGTGATTATGAGGAAGAAACTAAGATGAAAATGCCACCACCTCCACGGTTGACATCTATTAAATAATTTACTAAAATTCACTTGAACTTTACATCAAACAATGCCACCTAAATTTCTCTTCAATGTTGAACACTTCGTTCCATTTCCACAATCTGAGTATGGCGGATTGTGGGTAGTTATTGCTGAAAATGAAGATGAATGTTTTGATCTAATTGCTCAAGCAGACAACGGGTTTAATCAACCACATTATGTCCAACTTCGCAAAAATGTTGAAAAGTCTTCGTATTTTGCTCTCGCTGAGAGTGTTGAGTCGAGGATTGTCGAGGAGTTTACTACCTAATGGAACTTTCACACGCACAAAAGTGTCTAATTTACGACGCAGTTCGTTACTATCAGATCAACAAAACAGTGGTTGATAGTAATAGTTACAGAGAATGTGAATCAGTGCTAAATATGTTCTATGAGGCGCATATGTATCCTCCTGCATATAACAATCAGGATGAAGATATTATCCCATTCGAGCAAGTTGAATTAGACTAATGGAAGAACCAAAGTTCATAGATCACGAACAACAAGAGAGAATTAGAGAACAATCAAAGACTGCACTGAATGTTCTCATGACAGAAATGATTGACAACCCGAGTGTAAACCAGGATGGCAACATTCGTAAACTTCTAGATTACCTAGACTCATTGCAATCGGAGTGAGTTGTATAAAGAACCACATCTGAATGTCAAGAACAGTGAGTGTAACAAACTTTGGCATGAGTGGTACGAACAATTCAATAATAATGAGACGAGACATAAATCAGAGACAAAATTACTGAGAAGAAAATGGTGCAAATGCGCTGATGAATTGAACGCAATGCTTCATCAGGCGTACCTGGATATGCCACATAAACCTCAAATGTGACAATGTTAGAACCTGCACACACCCCCTTGCAAAAGGGGTTTTTTTGTGCAATGATGTAGTCATGAAGAAAAACACGCATCTCGAGCACCCTGAAGATTCTATCTTTGGTGGTAAAGAAGATTTTGCGGAGATGCTTCGTTCTCTCCGTTGTGAAGATTCTACGGTGTCTGTCAAGTATGATGGAGCACCTGCAATCGTGTGGGGTATCAATCCCGAAAACAAAAGATTCTTTGTTGGTACTAAATCTGTCTTCAACAAAGTAAAGATCAAGATCAATTATACTCACGCTGATATTGAACGGAATCACGGTGACAAACCGAGAGTAGCATCTATCCTGCACATTTGTATGGATTCGCTTCCTCGTCTCAACGGAATCTTTCAGGGTGATTTTATTGGTTTCGGTGGTGACAAAGAATATACTCCTAATTGCATTACATACAAGTTTCCTGATGTAATTTCTCCAGAATCTATCGTCTTTGCTGCTCATACTCATTACATTGGTAACACAATCAAGGATGCAGAGGTTCGCTTCGGTTTCCCTTGGGATGTGTCTCCTCCTGAAGTATATGCAAACCGACAGAAGGGTAAACCATTCGGTCAAGATAAGGTGCGGTTCCTTAATACAAATGTCACCATTTCTTCCCGTCATCGTAGAATCAATTACCTGATCAGTCTTGCAGGTGTTGTAGCAAAGTTCGTCAAGTTTCCTGAAGGTAAAAAAGCAAAAGAACTGAAGATTGCAATCAATAAGTGCATACGAGAACAGAAAGATATTGCAGATGCAGGTATGACCAAAATGCAAACATATCTCTACAAACTTATCATGCACATCAAGGAATTGATCATGGATGATATGATCGCAGATGAGAATGTTATGTGTCTGTTTGAGGGTCAAGAATGTGATCATGAAGGTTATGTTCAGACGAACAGATATGGAACGTTCAAGTTGGTTGATCGTCGTGCATTTTCCTATCGAAACTTCACCACTGCCAAAAAATGGTTGGAGAAGGGAGCAACGATAACATTTCCCATCGGGGACAGTTGATCAAAGTGTCCACCAGAGGTCGCCAGGCGACTCTGTGGCGTCTACCATTAGGAAGTTCAAGGGATTCATCCATGACCGTCGTTCTCCAACCACGCAAGATCAACAACACCATGTACGATATGCCCACGGTTGATGGTCTCGACCGTTGTGAAATTAACACCAAACTGCATTACCTGAATGTGGAAATGGACAAACTTAAGTTGCAACAATCAGCACTGATTTCTATGCGAGATCAACTCGATCGCCACGCAGAGATGACAGAATGGGAAGAAAGAGCGAAGAACGCTGATTCCCTGTTCGATCAAATGTTCGGAGGTGAGTGATAATGAACAAAACTCTATCTTACAACCAACTTCGCTCAATTCACATGAAATTTCTTCTCCTTTGTGGTATTGGTGTTTTGCTCTGGACTAACACCAGCGCTCGCACATTCATCTCTGATGGTTTATACTCTGCCGCAGAGATTGTCCGTCCCGAAAGTTACTAACTCCACATCATGATCTTTAACGTCACTGAAATCGAATTTGACTTCACTGATGATACTGAAGAGGGAGAAGTTCCTCTTCTTTGTCAACAACAAACGATCGAAGATTGTCTGGGACCATGGGAAGCAGATGATGAAGATGATCTAATTGAAGAGATCACATGTGCCGCAGGTTGGTGCATCAAATCCATCGATTATTACCGAATTTCAAAATGACTTACATGGAATTGCTCGAGCAACTTCAAGTTTGCTCCAATGAGACTCTACAACAGGAGGTCACAGTTTACGACATCGCCGAAGATGAATTTGTCCCCGTTTCAGAAACACACTACACCAATGAAGATTCTCAAGTTCTTGACCCTAAACACCTCTACTTCGCTTTCTAATGAGGTAGCAAGGTTAGATCGCTCCGTTGCTAAACTTGAAGCAAGTATTAGTCGATTGGAGCAAACAATTACGGACTCGGTGGACGGTTCGCGCGCTGTCCACTTTGGTCGCCAATAGGTGCCAGGGTCTGTATATTAGAAGAGTCAAAGGGATTCGCACCAAATGCAACTCACCGCAAAAAGTGGAAACATGGTTGTTGACTTCTATCCCGTCAAATTTCACACGGGTGAGATTCACAATCGTCTGATTCTCAAAGTTGTTACTTTCTTTGGTAAAACTCAGTCTAAGAGTTATATCAACAAGAAAGATTTCGATCGCGAGGTTCGCAGTCGTGTTGAGGGTTATGGTTATCAAGTCACCGATGATTCGATGATTCCTCAATTCTACAATTCCGCAATGGGGATGGCGTGCTGACAAAAACTTATCCACTTTTTTCTGAACTTTTTCAAATGACAATCACTCAAACTAAATCTGAATTTCTGGTTGATAGTCTCATCGAAGTGTTGAACAATGAGTGGAAGGTTAATTCCATCGAATCTGGTCACTCTGTTTACACTCAACTGGAGGTAGAAGTTGGTCGGAAATATATCAAAATCTGGTCATATCTTGTAGGTAGTGAGGGAAGAATCAACGGACGTTCTTGCTGGATGTTTGTGAACAATAAGACTGGTGAATGTCTGAAACCTGCATCATGGAAGGCACCAGCAAAAGGTGTTCGGTTTATGATCGACTTCCTTGCAAATAACTGTCACGTTTGTGACCCTTACGGTTCCTTTCTTTACCTCTGATCATGATTACTCAAAAGGCACAAATGACCCGAATCATGTCACAATGTGACGGGGCAGATACTCTCACTCGCGAACAAAAGTTTGAAGTTTTTTGTCGAGTATGCGATAATATGTTGAAAGAAGGTAGAATCTCTAAAGTAAATCACACCCGTTGGACTAATGTTTTCTAAACGACAAATCAGACGTGCTGCTAAGTATTCCTTGGCACTTGCACTTGCATTTCCTCTTTTCGCAGGACTCTGTTATCTCCTTTCGTTTGCTCCTCCAGTAGTTGGAATGGGAGCACTGTTTGGATTATTCAGTTTCCCTGTTTTTCTCTTCATTTGTAAAACTACATGAGAAGACTTTCTGACCCAATGTTGAAACTAACGCTCGCAAAATCGCAAGTGTCTAATGTTATTGAACTCATCAAAGATAATGAGTTTGAACAACATATGTCCACCAAACTTTGGTCAGTCTATTATGAACTTGAACGACAACAGAAGAACCTAGCACATGCTAACAAGAGTAAACAGTCATCCTGACATAGTTGCTAGAATCATCGGAAGTATCATGGTGATTCTAGCATACTTCACCATTCTCCATATAAATGTTACTATCGGGGTTACAATTAACCTCATCGCTGATCTAATCTCCATCCCATACTTTGTGAGAACAAAGTCATTCGATGTGGTGGTTATGTTAGCATTTTTAATTTCAATTAGTGTTTCAAAATTACTCTCATGACCGAACAGGAAAAAGATCAAATTGCAGTATGTAAGGAACAGGGATTGCCTGATGATGCAACATTGATCGATGATGTTTTCTATGTCTGGAAAACTCGTTTCGGTTTGTTCTCTACAATGACAAAACAAGGTAGAAAAATGTTGACTGGCGCCACGATGGATGGTGTTATCGAGATGACAAGATGGCATCTTAAGTGTGAACAAGAGGGGACTCTACATCTTTACACTCGCGTGGTAAATAGTGGTGTCGTGGGAGGCAAACTGTGAGTGGAGTACAGTATAAGAAACACCGAGTATTTCGAGAGACGCCATCAGTTATCTTCTATGATATTTCAGTAGAAGAATCAAACGCATCCGACCTGGTTGTGCATGAAGGTCCAGCAATTTCGCCACCTGATGATATTATTGGTGCGAAACAATTCTACATTCATAGACATCAAGTTGATCACAATCGTGTCTTGAGTGGAGAGAGAACGTTTGAACTTATTAACCTTGAGTGGAAGTTTCCCTACCACATTGTGAGGTTGAATAGACGTTCTGGAGCACTGGTAATTCCAGTCGGAACGTATCATCGATCGACCTCAGGTAGCGATGGTAGTATTGTCATCAATCAGGCAATCCGTGATGATGAGTTTAATCCAGACACAGAGTTTATGCCCGTAAGTGCTGGTCAAGATGCGGAACTTTATCGCATTTTAGCACATGAGAAACCAGTTATTCATGACTTAGGTGAATAGAATTGTCAAGCAAAAAAACCAGTTTGTAGAGTGTCACAATGGGGGTTGAGATTCCTTGGAATTTTTGCAATGATACCATTATGAACAAAACAAACAATCCTTACGTCAACAACCTAATCGAAATGGGTTATGATGAACAAGACGTTAAAGTTGCGTCTACGATGTTTCAAAAGAAAACTTTCCCTTGTGTCATTCATGGTCGCAAATTTGAGACTGAAGAACAATACTATGCAGAACTGCATGAGTATATGAATGGTATGTAATTTTCCTTTTTAATTCTTTCATTTTTTTCTTCAATTCGTTATCATGACTTCTCAAGAAATGTCCGCAACAATTTACAAAGGTTTGTTCACTGATGAAGAATGGAATGTGATCGATTCTGCATTGTCTGAGTATCAAGATCACTTCGATGGTAGTGATACTCCCGAAGAGATTACATACAACCGAGTTCAACAAAAAATCTCTGCAATCTTTCGTCTCACTGAGAACAACTTCTGAAACTATCATGAGCACTGCTACCTTCGCTGTCCAACCTTCGTCCTGGGTTAAGTTCGATGAACGTGGTTGCGATTGGGCGACTGATATAAACAATGCGTACAACATTGCTCGCATTTGGAAACAACAACATGGGGAAGATTGCACCATCTGGCGTGTACCTTTCGGGGGGCAACCTATCGCGTGGGTGAGCAGCAAAAACTTTCCGATGGACAGTTGACTAACCTGCACACGGTTTCGTTTTGGACCTTGAAACCGTGTATTGTATAAGAGTCAAAGGAACACACCTCACATGACTTTTGAAACTGCACTCCTCTCCTCTGGTTATGTTTATGATGCACAACCTGGAGTGTATATGAAAGAAGAAGAAAACGGAGTTCTTCACACTTACATGCAAATCGATGGTGATGTTTGGAACTACGAAAAGTACGATGCAGATGATAAGGTTCTGATGACCAAAGAGTTCACTCTCTGATCTTACTTTCCTCTCAAACATTTTTCTCTTTTTATACTGATGAAAATGACCAACACCGTTCGCATCATTGACGTGTTAGGATTGTTTCCTGAAACTAGAGGAAAAGCACGTTATGTTTCAGTCAAGACCTACAATCACGCGATGGAAATTGTAGATGAACAAAACAAACTTGGAAACATTGCAACTCTGATCAACTGGTAAAATGAAAACAACGACTGCAACTTACAACATTCGCATCGAATATCGTGATGGAACTGTTGAAGACTTCAATCGCACAATGCCAACAAAACCAAAAACACATAAGGGAATTGTTGCACAGAATGATAGATTAGTTCGGTGGGTTGATAAGTATGTTGGCAATCGTGACTGTATTCGTCACACTGTAACTCCTCTTTTTTCCTGAATCATGAACTACAATCTCAAACAACTTCGTGATCGAGTTGATCAACTCATTGCAAATCAAGGTGAAGATGCACACTGTGCCGCGTGGATTTATACGAAAGAAGATTGTCATTTGAAGGATGAAAATGGTGAGTTTGATTATGATAATGTTGTAGAAGATCCTGAAGTTCTTGAACGTATCTTCGATGATGTTGGGAACATCGATTACATTTACCAAGTGATTCAAGAGTGCGTAGATGAAGTGACTGAAGAACAAGTTATGCAACAACAACAAGAATTGATCTAAAAATGTCTTTTGTTTCTACTTTCGATCACACCAATTCAATGACTGATTCTAAACTCAACACCAAACAACTTGACCAACTGAAACTCAATTATGCTGAGATGATTGTTGAAGGTATGGATATGGATAGTCTGATCACTTTTGCG